TAGTAGATCTTGGCTGTGGAGATGGAGCGGATATTGAATGGTGGGCAACTAGGACCACCAGAGATGATATACCTAAACCTCTTAATATTACATGTACTGGAGTTGATCAAATTGATCAATTATTTGCCCCTAGAACATATAAGAATGTATTTTACCAACGCACAGATTTTGAAAACCCTATAGCACTTACAAGCGATAAAAAATTTGATGTATTGTGGTGTCATGACGCATTTCAGTATTGTATAGATCCAATTGGTACCTTAACACGGTGGAGAGATATCACAAATGATGGTGGTATGTTGGCAATTACAGTTCCGATTACTATTACCGTACATCATCGACAGTTAGCATTCACACAACAAAGTGGTTGCTACTACCATCATACTATGGTTAGTCTTATTCATATGTTGGCTCTAACTGGGTGGGATTGCGCCGCCGGGTTTTTCCTACAAAAACCAAACGATCCGTGGATTCGTGCTATAGTATATAAAAGTGAGCAAGAGCCGTTAGCTCCTAAGACAACAAATTGGCATCGGCTTAGCGAACTAAATTTATTACCTAAATCGGCAGCCGAAAGTATAAACGCCCATAATTATTTGCGCCAGCAAGATTTAGTATTACCTTGGCTAGATCATAGTTTAACCTGGATGGGCCAACAATAATTGTTAACTAGTCTCATCCCCGTGCTAATGTAATAAAAGATGGCATCGCTGTACCTGCGCCAACACGCTCCCTAGGAGACACAGGCATATGGAGTTATGGTGTAAAAGCCGGTAGCACACTGGGGTTTGATTTAACTGTTAGCCTAGGTAATGTGGCCTAAGTTAGTATACGCTAACCTATTAAAAGCCCTACTTTGCTAGGGCTTTTTTTATGGTTGACCATAAATGTCCGATTTGCTATAATATTACATATACTAACAAATTAGGAGCAGAAATGACTAAGAAACATTTTATAGCAATGGCCCAAGAAATTAGCCAAATGCCTAATATGGCCCAGCGATTAGCCACAGCAATTGCATTCTGTCGGGTAGCACAGACTACTAATCCTAGGTTTAACCAAGCTAAATTCCTTGATGCTTGCGGTGTTTAAGCAGGTTGACCAGAAATCACCAATATAGTATAATAGTTGTATTGTTAATAAAAAGGAGCTAACCTTGAGTACAGTAATTATTAAAAACGGAACATACCGTAATCAACCCGTAAACAATGTAACCTTTAACCTAGTAAAGGGTTACCAAACAGGAGCCAAAGGAGGCTATGTGACTGTGAAATCAGATGGCTTTTTTGGCCCAGACTTACCAGAAGTAGTTCGGGTCAATGTCAACGGCATCGACGATGTGGAATTTACCGCCGAATCTACGCCAGTTGGCGAGTTTATAGCGCCAATTGCTCATCCTCATGTTCATGTTCATAACAAAGTGCCGGTTGAAACCGACGAAGAAGTTATTGCCCGTATTGGCGAACGGTTTGATATCCTTGACCAAATGACCAAGGCCACAATCGCAGGAGATGTCCGTGCAATGATTGTAGTTGGCCCCCCTGGTGTAGGCAAGAGTTATGGTGTGGAAAAACAGTTAGAACATTCTGGCTTGTTTGATCAGTTGTCGGGTCGTCGTGTTAAGTATGAAGTTATCAAGGGTGCAATGACACCAATTGGATTGTATTGCACACTGTATAAACATTCAGACAAAAACAATGTCATAGTGTTTGACGACTGTGACTCGGTATTCCAAGATGACTTGAGCTTGAACATCCTAAAGGCCGCCCTGGACTCTGGTAAGAGACGTAGAATTTATTGGAACTCGGACTCGTCCATGTTGCGTCGTGAAGGCGTTCCAGATATGTTTGACTTCAAAGGGTCGTGCATCTTTATTACCAACCTACAGTTCCAAAATCTTAAGAGTAAGAAGTTGCAAGACCACCTAGAAGAATTACAAAGTCGTTGCCACTTTATAGATTTAACTCTTAATACCATGCGTGATCGTTTCTTGCGTATTAAGCAGATTTACCTTAAGGGCGAGTTGTTTGCAGACTATGATTTTAACCAAGAACAAGGCGACGAAATCATTGGATTTATGGAAACTAATCAAAGTCGCCTGCGTGAAATGAGCCTGCGTATGGCACTTAAGATCGCAGACTTAACCAAAGTATCAAGTGATAACTGGAAGGCACTGGCCGCTAGCACTTGTATGAAAAATTCTTAATCGGGTAAATTACCCGGTAAGTAAACGGTAGCTCCTGTAACGCCCAAAGCGTTACACTTTACCCGGTACCTTTAAAACGGTACCGGTTTTTTTGACTTTAGTCAGCTAAGTATGTTATACTAAACCATGCCTTTTTGTTATTCTCCGTGGACCAATATTGATATCAGCCCCATGGGCGAAATAACCCCTTGCTGTAAATTTCAAAAACAATACTACGACCAACAATTCAATATTCAAACGCATTCACTTAGTGACTATTTTAATAGTAAATTAATCCACAATATTAAACAGGAATTCCATAACGGCGATTGGCCAGCAGGATGCGAACGATGCCGTATTGAAGAATCAACCGGCATCGAAAGTAAACGGCAGTTAGATTATACCAGATGGAAAGGCCATTACGATTCTTACGATCTTGTTAATAGTAAATTTATTACAACTAGTATTGCATTCGGAAACACTTGTAATCTTAAATGTATAACTTGTGGCCCATATTCATCAAGTCGGTGGCAGAAGGAATATCACGATCTCTATGGTAAAGATATTCCTCATTTTAAATTTTATAAAAAAAACTTTGTTCAAGATTTTATAGCACAAGCACCTGCTATTGTTCATTTAGATATTCCAGGAGGTGAGCCATTTTTAAGTGGAATAGATGAACAAAAATCTTTATTATCACATTATGTTGCCACGGGCCAGGCAACAAATATAACATTGCATTATACAACTAATGCACAGATATTTCCAGACGAGGAATGGTGGCAATTATGGAACCATTTTAAAGAAGTAGAGATTCAATTAAGTATTGACGGAGTAGGTAAGAGATATGAGTATATAAGATTCCCGGCTAGCTGGTCAGCACTTGTTGATAATGTGAGTAAATATCAACATATACACTCATCAAATCTTAAGTTAAGTGTTAGTCATACTGTAAGTGCCTATAATATTTTTTATATTGACGAATTCTTTACATGGTGTTATACTATAGGATTACCGCGCCCTTGGTTAGGCCGCGTTCATACTCCACAATATATGCGTCCTGGAGTTTGGACTAATCCCGGCCGCCAGATAATAATTGATCAGTTACAAACTAGTCAACATTCTGATGTATTAACATGGGCAAATTTGATGGTCAATATGGACGAGTCTGAATTTTTTAATGAATTTAAAACTAAATTACAAGCACATGATCGGTATAGAAATACTAATTTTAATATTACCTTTCCAGAGTTAGCTGACTACCTATGAAAACAGCAACAATAATAATCCGCGATGAAGTTAATATCAAAATAGAAGGACTTGAATTAGATGCTCGACGCGCCCTGGTTAATGCGTTTAAGTATGATGTTCCAGGTGCCCGATATCTCCCAGCGGTTAGACTTGGGCGGTGGGATGGCAAAGTAAGCTATTTCCAACTTGGTGGCAGCACTTATGTAAATTTGTTACCAGAGATCATTCCTATATTAGAAAAGTTTAATTACAATATCGAACTAGATGATCAGCGCGAGTACTCTACTACATTTGAATTCAACCAAGTAACCGAAAAAACATTCAGCCATATTATGTGGGGCAAAGGGCACCCAATGGAAGGGCAACCGATGGAGCTCCGTGATTATCAAGTTGAGATCATCAACAACTTCCTTGAAACCCCACAATGCATACAGGAAATTGCCACAGGCGCAGGCAAAACTGTTATCACAGCCGCACTGAGTAATGCTGTGGCACCATATGGTCGCACTATTATTATTGTTCCTAATAAGAGTCTAGTAACACAAACAGAAAAAGACTACATCAACATGGAACAGGATGTGGGTGTGTTCTTTGGTGACCGTAAGGAATTTGGTCGCCAGCATACCATCTGCACCTGGCAAAGTTTAAATGTCTTACTAAAGAATACAAAGAACTCTGTAGGCGATATTACCATACAAGAGTTTCTAGAAGATGTTGTATGCGTTATTGTTGACGAAGTCCATATGGCCAAAGCCGACGCACTAAAGACTTTGCTCACAGGTGTAATGAGCCGTATACCATTACGCTGGGGACTAACAGGAACTATACCCAAGGAACCATTTGAATTCCAAGCACTGAAGTGTAGTCTTGGCCCGGTTATTAATCAACTTAGTGCTAGCGAGTTACAAGATCGAGGAGTCTTGGCCCAGTGCCATGTGAATGTAGTACAGTTAGTTGATCATGCAGAGTTTACTAATTATCAAAGTGAATTAAAGTTCCTATTGGAAGACCCCGATAGGCTTAAAACAATCGCACAACTAATCGCACAAGTTAACGCCACAGGTAATACACTGGTGCTAGTAGATCGTGTAGCTGCCGGGCATGCATTAGTGGACCTGTTAGGTGACCGGGCGGTGTTTGTTAGTGGTGCAACCAAAGCAAAGGCGAGGCAAGATGAATATGACGAAGTGGCAACTAGCACTGGGAAGATTATTATTGCTACCTACGGTATTGCTGCTGTTGGTATTAATTTGCCTAGGATTTTCAACCTGGTTCTCGTGGAGCCTGGAAAAAGTTTTGTTAGAGTTATCCAAAGTATAGGCCGTGGTATTCGTAAAGCCGAAGACAAAGACCATGTACAAATATGGGATGTAACCAGCACCTGCAAGTTTGCCAAACGCCATTTAACTAAGCGCAAGCAGTTTTATAAGGATGCCGCATACCCCTTTACACAAGAGAAACTAGAATGGAAATAAAGGTTGCAATGACCAAAAAATATGTTATAATAAACTTATGAGAATATTAACACTCGAGAACACCCCCTTCGATCTTGACCATCTTCCAGAAGAAGTCGATGATATGCGTTTCGCTATATTAGATAATAGTAATCCGCAAGATCCAGATTATCATTACATACCATTAATTTTCCTAGAAAGTTTTAATGCACCAGCATTGGTATTACGAATTGGTACAAATCTTATCCGTATGCCTGTAGATTGGCAGATACTAATTGGTGAACCAGACCTAGGCGACTTAGAAGTCTTGCCATTAACTGCTATTAATGATCGTGGGTTCAAGGCATTCCAATTTAATCCACTATCAAGTTTCCGCCCAAGTTTTCTTGATATTGAGATTGTGGATGTGTACCAAGAGGTGGCGTGGTATGCTCCTAAATTAAAAAACGGCCAGATGTTGTGTATACCAGTTACAGATGGTGAAAAACCTGACTGTGTTTATTTTGTAAAAGATATTAGCCGTAACTGCGAAGTGGTTGATTATAACAAGGCTTGGTAGTGGATAAACTTAATATTGCCAACGAAATGAATTGTTTTGATCGCAAGGATCGAGATTTTTATAATAGCCTTACTGAAGAAGAGCGTAAAAAATTTAGTAATTATCTTATGATTCGTTGGGGAAGTAGTGTACAAGGAAGCCGCGGCCTACAAGAGTTTTATTTGATCAGTTGTAATGAGCGACTAAACAAACATTTTTTTAACATAAACAAACACCCAAAGCTACAATGGCTGTGTGCTACCAGCGTTAGTCCGGGACTAGGCACCCATAGACATCAATGGATTGCTCCTAAGAAAAAGGAACCTGGCGCTAGTGGTATTCGTAAACAATTAGCAGAACTATATCCGCATCTTAAAGATGATGAGTTAGATTTAATGGCTAAAATTAACACTAAAAAAGACATCGATGCTTACTTAAAACAGTCGGGCCAAGAAATTAAAAAATGAAATACACTTGTCAGTATTGCAAGAAAGACTTTATAAAAGAGTCCAGCCTTGCGGTGCATTCGTGCGAGCCACGTCGGCGTAGACAAGAACAAAGTGAGCGAGGAGTACAATTGGGACTACAGGCCTATCTTAAGTTTTATCAACTTACCCAAGGTAGTGCCAAATTAAAAACATTTGATGACTTTGCTGACAGTCCGTATTACAAAGCCTTTGTAAAGTTTGGTCGTTATTGTGTAGCCGTAAAAGCAATTAATCCAGCTCGCTTTACTGAGTGGGTGCTAAAACAAAATAAGAAAATTGATCATTGGTGTAAAGATAGTGTCTACAACGAATACCTTATGGATTATTTACGAGTAGAAAATGTAAACGATGCTCTGGCCCGTGCTATGGAGTTTGGTATAGACTGGTCTGAAGAAACTGGCAATCCTCCAGAAGATTGTCTGCGCTATGGTAACAGTAATAAAATGGCCTATGCTGTTAACACCGGTCGTATTAGTCCTTGGGTAATTTATAATAGCAAAAGTGGACAAAAGTTTTTAAGCGAACTTGACCCAACACAAATTGCCATGGTCTGGCCGTACATTGATGCAGACTTTTGGATGCGTAAGTTTAAAGATTATCCAGCAGACCAAGAGTATGCCAAGGATATATTACAGAAAGCAGGATGGTAGAATGTCAGCAGATATTGACTTAGACTTAGCAGATAGAGATCAACTGTTAAAGTTGATTACTGCTACACCAGCACGACAGTCGCATCAAGGGCAAGTTCGTCGGCATAACTCTGGTGTGTATGTAACCAG